CCTACCGTCCGTACCTTTCCAACGATTTGAGTGGCCCACAGATGGATCCGCCCATCACGTTGGTGATCACCGAGGTGGAGGCGGACGTGCAGCGGGTCACGGCCAAGGCACGGATGGCTGACATTGGCAACAAGACCTTCCCGTCACGCCTGTACACCGCAACTGAGTTCCCTGGATTAGCACGATGACGAAAGAAGACTCGCCAAGTTGGGCGATCCAATACATCGGTCGTCCGTGGATTGCAGGTGAGAGAGGCCCCGAGTCATTTGACTGCTGGGGCCTTTTTCTTTGGGTCCAGAAGACGCACTTCAGTCGTGAATTGCCTGTGATCCCGGTGGATGCACTGAATCTTCGGACGGTCCTTCATACGTTCAAAACTCACCCGGAGAGGCAACGTTGGGCTGTGGTCGATGTGCCACAGCAGGGTGATGCGGTCTTGATGCGTCAGTCCCGACACCCTGTTCATGTGGGCGTATGGGTCGAGGCAGACGGTGGCGGTGTTTTGCACTGTGCCCAGCAGGCTGGTGTGGTGTTTCAGCAACTGATTTCTTTGGCCAGTCACGGCTGGCAGGTGGAGGGGTATTACCGATGGAAGGAATCGCCATGACAAGCACTTGCATGTCAGGCCTACCCGGTCCTGGACTGGTCATTTGGATGCGAAATCCGTTCGAGCCCAGTGATCGGCAGGTGAGCCATGTGTTTGGATCGCCCACGATCGCACAGTGGATGAATCGTGATGGCGTTGAACTCGACCAGCCCACCTTGATCCTGAAAAACGGGCAGCCGGTACTGATGGCGCATAGGGCGGTGACGCCGATAGATGCAGGAGACGTCGTAGCTTTGGTCACACTGCCGCAAGGCGGTGGAGGTGGCGGCAAGAATCCGCTGAGAACCGTGCTCATGATCGCCGTGCTGGTCGTCGCAAATGCGTATGGCGGCGCTCTGGCTGCGTCAATGGGGTATTCAGGCACGCTAGCGACGGCGGTGGCCTCAACTGCGATTGCAGTGACGGGCTCTGTACTTGTCAATGCCCTGGTGCCGTTGCCAAATCAGGCCTTGCCCTCGGCATCAGCCAACACCACATCCCCCAGCCCGACGTACTCCTTGCAAGCGCGGGGTAACTATGGACGCTTGGCGCAACCCGTGCCTGTGATCTATGGCCGCCATCTGGTGTACCCAGATCTGGCCACCATGCCCTATACGGAGTACGAGAACAATGAAGAGTATCTCCATCAACTGCATGTCATCGGTGTAGGCCAGTTCCAGTTTGAGGAGCTGTCTATCGATGACAGCCCGATCAGCTCGTTCGCGGAGGTGCAAGCGCAGGTGATTGAGCCAGGCGGCCAAAACACATTGTTCAATCCTGATGTGGTTACGGCCCCGGAGGTCTCGGGACAGGAGTTGATTGCTGTTAGCGATACAGGAGCCATCGTCGGTCCCTTTGCCCTAAATCCGGTGGGCACACAGATCAATCAGGTCGGTGTCGATGTGGTGATGTTGCGCGGTCTTTACTATGCCAATGACAGTGGCGCTTTGGAAAGCCGATCGGTGCAGTGGCGGGTTGAGGTGCGAAGCATTAACGATGATGGGGATGCCATCTCGGGTTGGCTTCATTTGGCAGACGAGACCTACTCAGCTGCAACCAATACCGCGCAGCGCCTGTCGTTCAAGTACTCGGTGACACCTGGGCGTTATGAGATCCGCCTGCAGCGCCTTGATGCACGGGATACCAGCAATCGGGCTGGTCATGAGTTGCGTTGGGGGCAAGCCAAGGGATATTTGGCTGGATCCCAACTGCCCACTGATCTGACTTACTTGGCGCTCAGGATGCGCGCTACCGACAACTTGTCGCAGCGTTCCTCACGGTTGGTCAACTGCCTGGTGACGCGCAAGCTCTCAAGTTGGAGTTCAAGCTCTGGATGGTCTGCACCGCAACCAACCCGCTCGATTGCTTGGGCCTTCGCGGATGCTGTTAAGTCCAGTTACGGCGCAGGTCTGCCTGACCGGCAATTGGACCTGTCAGCCTTGGTGCGTTTGGATGCGGTGTGGTCTGCTCGAGGGGATACCTTCAATGCAGTGTTTGATCAGAACCAGACGGTGTGGGACGCCTTGGGGCAGATTGCCCGGACTGGGCGTGCCGTGCCGTTTTTGCAAGGCGGGATTGTTCGCATCGTTCGCGATGAACCCAAGACCATCCCGGTGGCGCTCTTTTCTGCACGAAATATCGTGCGCAACAGCTTGAAGATTCAGTACCTGATGGCAGGCGATGCGACAGCGGATGCGGTCACGATCGAATACGTCAACTCCAAGAGCTGGAAGCCTGACGAGTTCACAGTGGCGTTGCCTGGATCCCAGGCTGTCAAGCCTGCTCGCGTGAGATTGTTTGGCTGTACCGATAGAGCTCAGGGCGTTCGAGAGGGTAAATACATCGCGGCGGCAAATCGGTATCGCCGACGAATCGTGACCTTCCGCACGGAGTTGGAAGGTTTGATTCCAACCTATGGAGATTTGATTGCGCTCAGTCACGACATTCCGCGATGGGGTTTGAGTGGAGAGGTCTTGAGCTGGGACAGTCAAACGAGGACTGTGCGGTGTTCTGAGTCGCTGAGTTGGCAGTTAGGAGCCGTTCACTACCTGGTTCTGCGAAAGCCAGATGGCTCGGTCTTCGATGCCATTGAGGTCACGCAGGGGGCAACTGCTGCTCATGCCATCCTGAAAACGCTGCCCGGTTTTGAGCCGCAGGTCAGCGCTGACCGTGAGCGAACGCATTTTGCTTTTGGTGTTGGGCAGTCTTGGTCCCAGCTGGCGCGCGTCATGAGCGTCAAGCCCAGAGCTGAGCAGGTGGAACTGACATGCGTGGCCGAAAACGCGTTGGTGCATACCGCCGAACAATTTTGATCTGAACTTGATTTTTAACCACCCGCCGAGGAGCAATCCCGGCGGGTTTCTTTTTGGAGAAATGAATGCCAGAACCGACAAGTAGTGGAGTTGCTGGAGCCGCTGTGGCTTACAAGGCCTTCGGCGGAACGGCGGCAGCAGTTGCCAGCGGAGCCACCTTGGCCGCCGTAGTGGTCATGCTGATGACCCCGCCACGAAACAAACGTGAATGGGCCGTCGGCTTGATCAGTACGGTGGTATCGAGCATTGGTGGTGGCGCGTTTACCGTTGAGCATTTCGGCCTGCATCACTGGGCGTTCTCATTTATGGGGCTATGTGCTCTGGGTGGGTTGATCTTTGCGTGCGGTTTGCCGGGGTGGGCGATGGTTCGTTGGACCTTTGCTTTCATCGACAAGCGACGAGACGATTCGATCGATGAGGTGGCCAAAGACGTTAGGGAGCTGCTATGAAGCCGATTGAATTCATCGCATTGATCGGCTCCTCTGCGCAGGCAACGGCCAAGCGCTCGGGCGTATTCGCCAGCATCACGATTGCGCAGGCAGCGTTGGAGTCCGGTTGGGGTGAGTCTGGTCTGGCCAAGGTGGGGAAGAACCTCTTTGGCATCAAGGCCGACAGCCGCTGGAGGGGGGAGACCTTGATCCTTCAGACCAAGGAATTCATCCGTGGCCAGTGGGTTGTGGTGCCTGCCAAGTGGCGTAAGTACGCCAGCTGGCAAGAGAGCATTGATGACCACGCAGCCTTCCTAAAGCAAAACCCGCGCTATCAACCATGCTTCCAATGCCTGACGGCTGAGGCATTTGCACAAGCGCTGGCCAAGGCAGGGTATGCCACTGATCCGGGCTACGCCAGTAAGGTGATTGGCCTCATGAATCAGCACAAGCTGCAAGCGCTGGATGGCGGTGCTCCATGAACTGGCTGACCAAAGTCATCCTCGCCAACTGGAATTACCTGATGGGTGGACTTGTACTGTTGATGGTTTTCATCTGCGGAGTACAGATCGGTGAGTCCCGTATCAATCGGGAATGGAGTGCCGAAAAGATAAAAGCGGCGCTGGTCGTTGCCAAGCAAGAGCAGCGTGTCGCAGACATCCGTCAATCACAAACTCAAATCAATCAGGACATTTCTTATGACTTTGAAGAAAAAAAGAAGCTGCTGGTGGGCCTTCGCTCTGCCATTCGCACTGGCACTGTCGGGGTGCGCCTCGAGCCCAGCCACAGTCTTGACGCCTTGCCCGTCATTCCCTCGGTTACCGATCGAGCTGCAGCAGTCGCCTCCGACGCTGTATCTGATCCCGCAGGCACTGCGTCCGCAACCGGCTGCGAGCAATTAGCCATTGATGCAGCACAGACCACGCTGATGGTTTTGGAGTTTCAGAGATGGCATGCCAAGCAAACCCAACAGATGTCGCTTGAAACTGGATCTGATCCATAGCGCACATTGATACCTTAGACCCCGTCTTCATTGGCTTCCCTTCATGGGCAGCGGGTGAAGGCGGGGTCTTTTGTCGTTTGTGCAAACCAGCCAGCGCATACCAGTAAACATTGTCTGTAAGCAATGA